GGCAGGGGGTCTTGTTGGCTGCTCATCTGCAAGATTCGGTAGCGTTTCGGTCTGTCCGGGCTGGGTACCACCGGCACCGGCTGGATTAGGTATGTCCAATCGTCACTGAGGGACTAGGACTGTCCGGCTCCTCTTCTGGCTTACTTTGCTCACCTAACACGGCTCGATGAGCAGCAGTGGGTTCACGGGAATCAAGTTCCTCCCCCACTGTCCCTCAGCCCCGACTCGACGGGGACGGATTCTGAGTCTTGAGGGTGCTCCTGTTTAGCCAGGCCCGGAGCAATCCCACCCAACCGTTGCCAGGCGTTTGGGCTGTCCTGTCGCACCTACTGTTTATTCAGGCTGGACTGATCTCAGTACGACAGTCAGGTAGTGGCTGTGGCCCGACTCGAACGGGCTGGTAAGCCGCCCCTGTAGGTATCGGTGTGTGATGCATACGATCACCCAAAGTCTCAAGTCGGCCAACTCAATGTGGCCGTAGGGGTCTACGCACAGCCTGCGCCTCAACGGTGGCCTCGCCTGTCTCGCCAGCACTCTGGCCAGGTCCTCAACAGGGACTCTGCCAGGGGTGAGCGTCGGCACCGAAAGCGGTGCGCATGGGATCAGGGCCAGGGAAAACACCTTCGACGCTCAGAAGGTGTTCCACGTCGCGCGTGGACAGGCGAGCTTTGACTAGGCGGAGGAGGGGGTACTTATTGAGTACACCATAGTCATGCTTGCCCGCCACGTTACCGGTCGCGAAGCCGGGGTTGCGGGGGCGATAGAAGCCGGCAGGCCGGAGCCGGGCCGTAGTTGGGGCTGCTGGAGCCTCGGTCTTGCCCTTTGAATAGCTAGAGGCGACCATGAGGGGCAGCGGGTCCAATTGGGCCAGCGTGAGGGCTTCTACCTCAACCGGACTCACGTGGGCGCTAAGATACGCGCGCGTCGCGTGGGCGGGGAGGGCGGAGGAGGGGGGAGGCGCGGGGTCCGAGTTAGATGAGATGGTGTAGACACGAATAGGAGGCGGCGCGCCATACACAGGTGAGGTGTCGAGCGACGCCTCACCACCGGCCAGCAGGGCGATTGCTGACCGGACACCAATCCCGCGGGGGAGTCTGAGAGCGGGGGCAACGAGACGGGGGAACTGCCGTTGCCCGGAGCGGTTGATCATGGAGCGCACGACGCCGATAAAATGGGTCAGCAGCTCCTGAGGGGGAAGGGGGGCGGAATGGGTCCATGACCCGGAGGCGAGCGTCGCGATTGACCGGGCAACGTAGCCGAATGCCCCGGAAGGGGAGAATGCACACCGGAGGAACTCCGCGTTTTCGTGGCCGATAGACTGCTTAGTGGGGTTGAGTCGACAGCCGATGCGGGACGCCCCGTCGAGAATGACCTCAACGTCGCGCATTGAGGAAACGCGCGCGTAAACGTCATCTCCGGTGTGAAGAGAGAACATTGAGTCGTACAACCCAGACCCAGCCGCGGCACGAATATAGGCGGCGTTGAGGATCGAGTTGAAAAACGTGGTGCCACGGTGGCCAGACATGAGTGTGCCGGCAACACGCGTGGGACGACCATCGATCTTGATGAACTCGTTGTCGAGGGAGGAGGAGAGGAGGGGGGCGAGCCAGGAGGGGGCGTTACACCTCTTAAGTGTGGCTTCGATGACCATCTGCATCACCGGGGTCGAATGGTGGGAGTTGAAGTCGTCGAAGTCGAGCATCAGGTTAACACCGGGCGAACTAGTCGCCTTTGCGATGCGGGAGGCGACGCCAACGGTACCACCACGGCCGGGGTCAAGGAGGACGCGGTTGTTCTTCCAGGCGGACTGGAGGGCGTTGAGGGGCCACGACCAAGCGAAATACGACCGCGTGTCGCAAGCGAAGATGGCACGCGTCTTCCCGTGCTCCAACTTCTCGGAGGCGGACACGGTCGTGCGGCCAGACCAAGTGGAGATGGGCTCATCGTCGAGGGCCTCTGACGCCATTCGTCGGTAGGTGCGACTAAATCCGGGGAAGGCATCGGGGGGGATCGAGAGGGCGCGGGAAGCGTCCGATGTGTGAGCACCGTTGACGCACCACAGCCATCGGGACGACCAGAACTCATCGAGGGGGGGAAGCGTGAACCCGCGAGGGAGCTCGGAGTCGAGGATCGCCTCGACGTGCGGGAGAAGGTCTTCGGGGGAGATGTTCACGGTGAGGGAGTCGACGGTGGCGGGATCGCAACGCTTGGGGAACTCAACGGACCAGTCGACGGCACCGGTGAGCCGGCCTTGGAGCGATTGCCCCTCAGTGAGGACAGCGCCGACAGCGGTGGCGTTGAGACCGAGAGCCTTGAGGGCATTTGATAGACCTTTGGCACCCTTG